GTACGAAGAACCAAAGTCGTAGTCCCACTTTAGTAGTACATCAAGTCCACTACCACCTACTATCGTCGGTCTAATCTTTTTAAGAAACTTAAGTTTAGAAGGATCGCCAAAGGACAACTCAGGGCTAAAGTACGTAAAACTGTAGGAACTACCGTTGTCTTGAAAACCTGTGTACTGCCCTATGCCCTGTGCGCTTCCTATGAGTAAGTCTCCACTGTCCTTGCGTTCATAACAAGTAAAACCAGTGCCGGGCCAGCGTGTAACTCTGTATGACCCGTTTTCTAAAGTTCCTCTAATGTCAAAACAATAAGTCATGTTTTGGTTTGTAAAAGTTAGTAGGTAGAAGTTTGCTTCTGGGTAATACACAGACTTGTAAACTTCGTTTGCTTCATTAATTAACTGTATGATGTCCGTGGTAATCGTCCCGGACAAACTGCTTATTGGCATGGATTTTTCTTGTATCGTTCTTCCGAAGCTTTTTAAGCCAGACTGAGAAAGAAAAATTACGTCTACACCAGTGTACTGTACCGTGTCTCTGCCTACGCAGCCAACACCGGAAATAGTGTCGGACAAAGCCATAGTAGCAGGAGCGTCAGCACCTGAGTAAACTACAATACTACGCTTGCCGAAGATAATCAAAAGATTGTTATGTGCAGCCAGTGCAACAATCTCGTCAAAACCATCAGGCCATACTTTAGCTATGTCGATGGACCCAGAGGTTCCACCGGACCAGTCATGTCCTATCAAAAGGTCAGACCAATAAACAGTTGACTTGTCTGTAGCGAAGTCGGCAGTCCAGAGTCTACCGTAAGCCGCTAAGACTTCATTACCGTACATCGTTGAAGCAACACCTGCTGAACTGTTGACAGAGCTTAGTGTCACTACGTTACTATTAGCACCTCCGGGGCTGCCTGAAGCAGTTACGTTGTATATCAGAGGTTCAAACCCACGCTGAAAAAAGTAGATACTGTCGTTAAAGTTGACCATCTTCCAGTCGTCAGCAGTGATTGTGTAGCTACCCGGAGTCTCGTCAGCCAACGTGGTTGTACCACTGAGTATCTTGTTGTTGCCCACGGAGAAGATCTTAGTGTTGCCGTTAGCGTCTCTGAACTCCTTAATAGCACTCAGGTTGTCACTACCTAACTCCGTCTTGTCAGTAGTCGTTACGTTGTGACCCTTACGTGCTGCTATACGCCCTCTTTTGTCAATCACTGCATTGTCAGCAGTCTCAGCAAAAGAAGGGTCCTGAGACAACGGTGAGTCCTCAGTGTTGATACCCTTGAAGCCCGGAGCTACAAGATTAATACTTTTTAGTTCTTGTGCCATATAGTGTGTACCTTAAGGCGTGTAGAAGATAGTTTCTTCTGGGTGTCTACCAGCGTCCTGTGCAATAGCGTCTGACAGGTACTTGTTAGCCATAGCGAAGTACTCTTGCGTCGAAGTACCACCAGTTTCTCCACGCTCACGAGCAGCAAAGGCTACAGCAAGGTGCATTACTGGCATCGCCGGTATCTTCAGCTTGTCAGTGTCTGCACTCAAGTCAGGATTACGTAACGCACAGTTAAAACGTAAGGAATAAACTCCGTCAGGCTTTGGGTAAATGTCGATCAAAGTGTCACCGTCAGAGTCAACACCGTTGTACGTGTAGTACATTGGTGACCCTGTTTCCGGTGCTGACAACAGGAACTGTGAGTCAAACCAGTTGTTAGTCTGGTAGTGCATCACGAAGTTAGACGTGTCGTTTAACACGTTTAGTTCCTTGATGTTATTCTGGCTGCCAGTCAAGGAGTAATTGAAGACGTCAGCCGTAGTAGTAATCGTAAGTGTAGTCCTAAGCGCAGACCAGTCCCATGAGTTTTCCACAAGGTCCTTTGCGTCATTCACAAGGTCACCTATGAGTTTACTGTAGGAATTAGTTTGCACAGAAGAAACTTCTGTTTCCCTAAGCCTCCTAAGTACATTGTTGACTAGATCTTTGTAAGTCATTAGATCATCCCTTTAAACAAACTTTCGTTAATAATACGGTCCAACTCAACAGTGTAGTCTTTAGGCTGGTACTGTACTCCTACAAACTGTGGCAACTCATAGCTTAAGCCGCCCATGTATCCACCACCAAGTCCTCCTTGTGGTCTAAAGCCTCCTGAAGGTTTAGCAGTGCCTGTCCCGGTGCCTCCTCCAGTACCGTCTCCAGTACCTTCTCCTTCACCGTCTCCTTCCCCAGTTCCATCGCCTTCGCCTACGCCTTCACCAGTACCGCTGCCTTCGCCTACGCCTTCTCCGGTTCCTTCGCCTTCGCCTTCACCTTCTCCGACACCTTCGCCCTCACCAGTTTCTTCTCCGTCACCAATGCCTTCGCCGGGACCTGTGCCTGTACCAGTTGTACCAGTAGTACCAGTTGTACCAGTAGTCCCAGTAGTACCCGTAGTACCCGTAGTACCTGTAGTGCCTGTAGTACCGGTAGTGCCTGTAGTACCTGTAGTGCCTGTAGTACCGGTAGTGCCTGTAGTACCTGTGGTACCCGTAGTTCCAGTTGTACCTGTAGTACCTGTGGTACCCGTAGTTCCAGTTGTACCTGTTGTACCAGTGGTTCCTGTGGTTCCTGTGGTTCCTGTGGTTCCTGTAGTGCCAGTAGTGCCAGTAGTTTCTGTAGTGCCAGTAGTTTCTGTAGTGCCAGTAGTTTCTGTAGTTTCTGTAGTTTCTGTAGTTTCTGTAGTTTCTGTAGAAGTGTTTATTGAAGCAGGAGCCGTGCTTTCTGGAGTTTTTCCGTTTCCTATAGGTATGGTTATAGAAATGCCATCGTTGTTTTCTGAAGCACTTTCACCGGATGATTCTCCCGAAGTAACCGGCCCTAGACGTTCGTTACCAGAGTTTATCACAGTAGTCGGGTCTTCACCAGTGCCTACGGAAACATTGAGGTTACTGCCTTCTTCAAACGTTTGACCAGTTGTTAGTTCAAAGTCGTCAATTAAAACTTGATCTGGGTTTACGGCAGTCCATATAACAACGTCTGGATTCATAGGATTACTTCCTACGTTTCTCCAGATAATACCTCTATTGTCCGTAATGGTATCACCAATGTTGGTCCCTAAACCTGCTGTTTGATCGCCACCGTCTCCAGCATCAGCCCCAGCATCAGCCCCAGCATCAGCTCCTGCATCAGCTCCAGAATCAGCTCCTGCATCAGCTCCTGCATCAGCTCCTGCATCAGCTCCAGCATCAGCTCCAGCATCAGCTCCTGCATCAGCCCCAGCATCAGCTCCAGAATCAGCTCCTGCATCAGCTCCTGCATCAACAGAACCTCCACCTCCTGCTCCAGCACCAGCGCCGCCTCCTGCGTCGTCTTCTACGATTACTTCTGTAGGCGTTACAAGAATCCCACCAGCAAAACCTACAATGCCTGTGGATTCATGAGTTTGATTATTTATGACAGTACCGTCGTCTAAAACTACGTCTTTACCTAAGTTAAAGTCAGCTTCTTGATTCGAGTCTATAAAAATATAGCCTTCTCTTTCTTCCCCACCGTCATCGTCAAAATCGTCAAAGTCATCTCCATTAAGTAAGCCGTCGTCAGCATCTAAGGAGACTTCTTCTTCTTCGTCTTTAGTTGTATCAACAGCTTCAGGTACTATACTTTCAGGATCAACAGTGTCTTTAAAGTCCTGTATACGCTCCTCGAGGTTTTCAACAGCGTTTGAAACATTCCTAACATCTTGATATAAACCAATAAGATCTAAAATACTGTTTAAACCACTTACAGTGTTTTCAACCGTATCTGCTGTACTTGTAAAAGATAAAATATTATTAGCTGAATTATAAACACTTTCGGCTGTCTGTATGCCTCCTAAAGCTGCTAAAGTGCTGCCCAAAGCAGACCCTATTCCTGCTGTTAAAACTACTTTAATAGCTTGACTAAATAACTGACCTGCAATGTCTAAAGTATCGTAAGGCTCTTCCGTCTGCTTGTACTCACCTAAAGCTACATCGTCAAACTGTCCGTAGTTAAGTTCGTACTGTGCCCCGTCTGGAGATGAGACACCTATAGGTATCCCAGCTTGTTCCGCAGCAGCTCTAATAGCGTTTACGTATTCTTGCTGTGTTATTCTGTCAGCAGTAACACTAACACCTCTTTCTGCGCCTTTAGGCCCACCCATGCCCTGCATAGGGTCAGCAGAGATAGATCCTAAAGTACCGTCTGGGCCTGTAGCAGTACCGCCCAAGAACTCTGAAATGTTGTCCCACTGAGAAGCAAGATAAGCACCAAACTCATCAGCAGACCCTGTAAACTCTTCTATTTGATAGCTTTCGGCTTTAATTAAAGAGTTAAAGTTTTCAGCACCCCAGTAGTCTTCAACTTGATCTGCTGTATAAGTACCGTCAATTAAACCGTTTAGTACAGCACCGCCTCTTACATTACCCCATTCTTGTCTAAACCTACTGACAAGATCTTTTTGCTCATCAGTACGTTCACCCTTGATACCAAAATAAGCTTTAGGGTCTTCTACGTCCCACCAACCTAAAGGTTCTCTTTCTTCTGTAGTGTCTGGAAAACTTCCATAAAAAGAACTAGCTGCCGAACCGTCTTCGTAAGGGCTTACGGACGTACTTGGCTCAAATGTACCTTCCTCAATCCCCAGTCGCCCCATAAACTCGTCAGGTGTGTATGTTTTAGTCGCAGCGTCTCCGGTAAAACCAAAAGAACTTAAGTCTTCAATAAAAGTATTAGTTTCTGGATCATACGTTGCAAACACACCAAAGTCTTGAGCTGCTGGTGAGTTATTATATCTGTCTACTAAATTTTGAAAACTGTACGTAGCCATTACTTAGACACTCCAGATTTCTTCTCGTAAGTTCTCATTGCGCCCAGACCTAACATACCCATCAACACTGGCATCATAGTTTCCAGAGGTACCAGAGGTATCACTATGTCTATACCAAACAAAGCCAAAACAAAGTTACTAAACGGGATGGTAATAAAGTTTCCAAACATACCTAAGACACATACCCAGCCCACCGCTGGTCTCCATC